TGCATCCATAATCATCTTTATAACCAAGCTCGTATGGTAACATTCCAACGGGATTTCCTTCTCCTTGGTCATCTATAGAAGCATAAGGACCACCCTTTGTACTATAATTCATAACTCTTTGCATCCAATTGTGGAAAAAAGAAAGTATTTGATGATTACTATCAAGCATAAAATTAGCACTGATAGGTTGACCTTGCATTCTTAATGGAAATGTTGTAGTCAGTTGTGATACAGCTGTGAATTGACCTGTTTCGACTCCAATACCTGGAAAGTTTACACTGTTACAGAAAAACGAAAATTCTCTTGTTGGGTCAATATTAGAGTTTGGTTCTTGTGGTTTAGAAATAATAACTTCAAACAAGTTAGGACGAGCAGGACCACCATACTTATCAAAAGTTGTTTTAAATTTACTAATACTAAAAGACATATTTACCTCGTTACCATTCTTCTGCTGTCTGCATAAACTTGCTGTTTCGATGCTTTTTCAAATTGTGCTAATGGTAAGAACAATGCAATATCCCATTCTGTTGGGTTAATGTAAATAAAACGAGATTTCATTTGTTTATTTAGGTATTGCTTCAACGCTGGTTTAAAGAATCTAAATTTAGCAGCGCTATTTAATAAATCGTAACTTAAATTTAATCTGGTAGTCTCGTCATATCTTTTATTGTTCGTAATCTTATATAATGCATCCATTAATTGAGCTCGCATCGTAGGCGGCAAATAATGGAAATTAATTCCCATAAATCCACCCTTTGTTTTATTTATTGGGAAAATCAAAGGGAATCTATCATAATAAGGAAGTGTATCTTTATACTTGGGGTCGTATGCAAATGTATACATCATACCAGGTTCTAAAATATTTTTAACTCTATTACCACCTTCCTTTAAACCTGTTGCAATCATCGATGCACCAGATATACCAGAGCTTCCACTACCTGTTCTGCTGATTTTCTTTGCTTGATTTCGATACCAAACGCGCGCAGTCCTTGAGCGAGCTGGCACTTCACCCGTGCGAATACCTTTAACTAATATATCTGCAAACACGCTGGTACCACGATGAGTACCTTTAGCAACTGATTTTGCTTCTTGTAATAATTTTGCGTAATTTGTGATGGCCATTATTTACCTGCTATTCCGTCTTTTTCTGTCATAATTACAAACTGCCAACCGCGGTCTGCACAGTATGACCGAGCTGCTTTCCATTTTGCGCTATTAATACCATAATTCTTAACCTCGTTAAGATATCTTCGCGACACCCGACCTGTAGGTGTCTTATTTTTATTTGCAGGATTTGGTGGAAGCGTTTGTTTATAAGGTTTAATTTCTATCATTACAGTATGCTTCTTACCATTCCCATCATATTTATGGACAATAACATCAGGAAAATATCTATGTACTCTTCCATCTATTGGTGACCTATACGGAACAATGACTTCTTCTGATTGCCACCATATCACATCTTTATGTTTATCAAGCCACGAAAATACATTTCGTTCCCACCAAGACCGATAAATAATCTTAGTTGGGTCCCCTTTGTATTTCTGCGGATTTGCGGGTTTAAATCTCCCTCTATAAGCCATAATCTATTTTCGCAACTCCGTATAAATAATCTAAAATATCCAATTACTATTTATTAAAAAGAGATAGAAATGACAGCGAGACCTGAATTAATTAGAGAAAGAAGAAACCAAGCAAAGTTTGCTGCTTTTTCTTTTCCTGCAAACAAGCCAATGCCGCATGGTATTTTGTTGACTTTTGAAGAATATGATTATAGTACATATATTGCAAGTATTAATTCTGAGAAAAAAGCTAATACTGAAAACTTAGGTTTTGTTGATACTATTGGTTCAAGAGCTGATATTTCAAGCACATCTACTGTTGAGCTACCATTTCCAAGAACATTAACTGACAGTAGTAATATTAGAATACAAAGTTTTGAAAGAGATTTCTTATACGAAAGAACAGCTTCAGCTGTAGCTGGAATGTCCGGTGGAGACAATGCAAGTACATTGGAAAATTTTGCAGCTTCTGCAAAATCTGCACTTAAAAGTATTCGTGCAGGTTCTAAAGATTTTTTTGATGACCCTGTTAAAGCGATAACAGATGCAGTTGGAAGTATGCAAGGTATGAGCACTGAAAAAACAGCTGCTATTGCAAGTTATCTTGCAAGAAATATTATTGGTGGAGATTTAGCTAGGTCAATTAGTGCTGCTTCACAACGTACTGTCAATCCACAAGAAACATTAGGATTTACTGGTGTAGATTTACGTAATTTTTCATTTAGCTGGGATTTATTTCCATCTAATGAAGATGATACTAAAGCAATACAAAATATTGTTTATTTTTTAAAGTCTCGTTCTTTACCTGAAGTTGAAGGAGCTGATAGTAATGACGGATTTCTTGCTAGAGCATTTTTAAAATATCCAGATATTGTATCTCTAAATTTATTAGGTGTTGATGAAAGTAAATTTACAAGATTTAAAAGATGTATGATTAGTAATATTTCAGTAGATTATGGCGCAGGTGGTCAGGTTTCAATTATTAAAGGTGGTGTACCAGCAGCAGTTACACTTACTGTGTCATTCAGTGAAGTACAAATTCAAACACGTGATGATTTTCCACCTCCACCTACTGAAGAAGTTCAAACTGTTGTTAAAACTAAAACCGGGTATCGCGGGGCCAACTCATAATGAAATATTTTGAAAACTTTCCAATTATTGAATACGAAGGTCGTAGAATACGAGATATTTCTAGACGCACAAATTTTGTTCGTGCAATAAGTAACAATCCTTATTTGTATTATCCTTATACAGTTAAAGAAGGAGAACGCGCCGAAGATATAGCACAGTTTTATTATGGGTCAGTCGATTACGTATGGATTGTGTATATGGCAAATAATATTATCGACCCATATTATGAATGGCCAATGGACCCACAAACATTTAATGACTACTTAGTAGCAAAATACACGGAAGAATCTGGAGAGGTCGGTGAAGATGTTATTGATTGGACTCGAGACCCCAACAATGATGATAACATTTTATTCTACGTGAAGAGAGTATAACAGATGGCAGCAGTAGACGAAATTTTATTAGCACCCGAATCGTTTAGAACAATCTATCTCCGTAGAGAAGATAGAGTGATTATGAGAACAGAACAAGGTGCAAAAATTATTATTAAAAGAATTATCCCAGAAGAATGGGAACCTTATCGTATATACGAGTACGAAGAAACACTAAACAATAATAAAAAGGAAATATACTTATTTGACAAAACATTTTTAAGTCAAATTACTAGAGAATTCCAAACCGCAGTGAGTGAATAATTATCATGGCAGACGGGACTTTCAATCCATCAAGATGCGAAATCAGAAGAGCTGAAATAATACCATTCAATAGAGAAGGTGCTAATAAGCCTATTGACATTACTGGTATGATTGGCGCATTTAATTTTTCTCAATCTATTGTAAGTACTGCACTTACTGGTTCTGTAGTAATTTTAGATAATATTGGATTGTTAGATAATTTTGAAATTAGAGCAGAAGAACAATTAAAGCTTGAAGTTTATTGTTATGATTTACAAACAGAAATCAAACTTAATTGTCAAGTAATTAAAATTGATGGTATTGATATAGATTCTAATATTAAATCTATGACGTATGATATTCATTGGATGGCTAAGGTGAGTTATGAAGCTGCAAAAAGAAGTATTATAACAGCGTTTATGAACCAGCCAGCTTCAAAAATAGTTGAAGATATTTTTAAAAAATATTTTAGTAAAATGAGTGAAACTGCTGTGCCAGAACAACTTCCGACAGGAACCAAAGTATATTCAATAACAAATGACCCAGGTCGTAAGTTTTATGTCGAACAAACCAAAAAGAATATGTCTATAACAATACCGGACTATACGCCACAAGAAGCGATAACTTATGTTTGTAAAAGAGCATTAAGCTCAGAGCGCTCAGTGACAACTCCAATGTTTAGATTTTTTGAAAATTATGATGGATTCTATTTTGTATCTGATGAATGGTTATATGAATACGCTGAACTAAATAAACAAATAATAAAGAAAATGAATTATATGCCTTATGTAGAATTAGACGGCCAAAATCCAAGAGAACAAATTGAAACATTCTCGACTTTTAGTAATAACGCTCATGTTGATATTGGTTCAGAATTAAATGATGGGTATTATAATACTACAATTTTTGAAATCGATATATTAAGAAGAACAGCAACAAGAGAAAACTATAGTTACTTGAAAGAATTTAGAAAATTTACTGGCTCTAGTGGTAAAAAAATAGAAAAATTAGATACAGACCCGCACACAGAAGATTTTATTAAAGAAACTTTTACAAATGAAAATGCTAAGCAAATGATGATTATTAGAGATTGGAGTGGAAAAAATTCTGGTGCGTTTAGACCAAACGCAAATATGTCGGAATTAGCAGCAAGAAGAAATATGTTTTTAAATCATGCTGGTTCAACGGCATGCTCAGCAACAACAACTGGTCGTCTAGATATTCAAGCAGGTAATGTTATAGATTTAAATATGAAAGAAGTAAATGACGCAAGGCAAGAAAACTTAAATAAAAGATTAAGCGGAAGATACTTAGTAATTTCTTCACAGCAAATAGTTCAAGATGGTCAATTAGTAACAAGTTTACAATTAAGTAAATATGGTTATAGTGATGCAGGTTTTGATAAAGGTAAGAAAACAAACATAGCAAATGCAGTGGGATTAAATAGTTAATGAGAGGAATGGGAATAAAACAACCAATGTTTTTCATTGGGGTAGTAGAAAATAATGTTGACCCAACATTTCAAGGTCGGGTGCAAGTTCGTGCCTTTGGTGTTCACGGTGAAAATACAGAAGAAGAAATTCCAACTAAAGCATTACCTTGGGCAATTTGTGTAGCTGGTAATTTTGACCCTAATAATCCACCACCACCTTTAAACTCTTTTGTGTTTGGAATGTTTACAGACGGTGATGAAGGTCAACATCCATTGATACTTGGATTAGTACCGGGCCAATATGTAGAAAAACACAAACCCACAGAAGCAAGGTGGGGAGTCACTCCTCCTTATGACGGAGAGCTATTAGCACAGGGTAGTTCACCAAGAGATATTGGTCAACCTCAAAATTCTCGACTTGCTCGTGCTGAATATTTAGATGAAACATATTTAGCTAAACAATATACTAATTCAAAACAAAATCAAAAGATTGCAGACTCTGAAGAAACTTGGGACGAACCGTCACCAGCTTACGCTGCGAAATATCCATATAATAGAGTTATAGAAACTGCGCGACATAGTATTGAAATTGATGATACGCCAGGTGCAGAACGTATTCAAATTACTCATGGCTCTGGCGCATATATCCAGATTGATTCTAAAGGTAGTGTTACAGAAAGAGCTCAAGGCGATCGTTACGAAATTAATATTGGTACTAAACACGAATCATCAGGTCATTCAGTAGTTACGATTAACGGTAATTCTCATGTTTATGTTAATGGTAATAAAACAGAAGAAATCTATGGTAATTACAAGCAGATAGTACACGGTGAACACGAAGTTGCAGTTGGTGGTAACTCTTATCATAATGCTGGTTTGACAGCACATGTTAGAGGCGCAAATCTTAAACTTGAAGGTAATGCCGAAGATGTTACTATATTTGGTAGAAATAATATTAAAATGGAATCTGAAAAACAAATCAATTCTGTTTCAGGTCATATTAAAAATACTGCATTATTAACATTCAGTGCTTATGCAAATAAAGCAGTTCGTTTTTCTGCAGCAGGTGATATTCATTTATATTCTTTCGGACAAATTATTAATACAGCTAAAGGTTTAGCTCCACCTGTGCCTGGTGTTACTGGTAGTGCTACTGTAAATCCAGTAGGCGGATTTAATATTAATGCACCTTTTGTTAATATTGGTGGGTTTAGTACAGATACAATACCAACTGCTATTCCAACAGTAGTGGGTATTAATGGATTAGTTAATGCTACAACTGGTAATTTTGGTGTGTTAACAGCACCAACTATAAATTGTGGACTAGCATTAAATGCAACTGCTATTACAGCAAAGGCTGTTAATACAACAATTCTTGCAGCACCTCCGCCTATT